TCGTCAGCGTCAGGAAGAATAGCAGCCTTTGCTTTACCAAAGAAACCTTTTTTCTTCTCTTCAGTATCAACTACCTCTTCTTTTATTTCATCTGCCATTATAACATATCATAAGGTCATTCTATTTAGCCAAGTTCCTACTCGTTAACGAAAATAGTTCCTGTCATAGTACTATGATACTCACAATTATAATAATATGTTCCTGGTAATGCAATCCTAGTATCCCAAATTAGAGTAGCAGAAGATACACCATTGTTAGTAATTGTTCCATAGTTAGTGTTCCATGTTACTTGTCCTGTCTGCTGTGATATACCTATCCATAATGGATGACCAGAAGCATTAATATTTAAAGTTAATACATCACCTCTTCTAATAGTTATTGTGGGATTTTGTTTAGCATCATACACATCCATCCTATCACTACCAGTCATAACATATAATCCAGCAGCAGCAGTAACATCATATATGTGATTTAATCCTCCAGGTTTTGTTGTATATAAACCATTTGTTCTGGGGAATACCTGTATATCTCTTCCAGTATTAAATTCATCCCATCTTCTAAAACCTTTAAGAGTAGATTTATTCCATCCACCTAAGTAACCTGTACCTCTGGGATTGACTGCTCTCATCTCAGAATTAGGACTATCTTTCTGGCATGATTCATCAGCAAAATTACCTGCTTGTCCTATTACACCAGGTTTAGCAGTAACTATTATTTCACCCCACATATTAGCATTAGTACCATGAACATAATAATAAGTTCCTTCAGGAACACCTTGAGTGTTCCACTCACAAATATTTCTAAAATTATAACCACCATTATTAGTAACAGTACCCTGTGCTACTACTGGTGCTCCAATTGTATTAACATTTTGTATATGCATAGGGTGATTGTAATATGTTCCAGCAGCATGTACTATAATCTCTCCACCACAAGCTGCATCAGCACTATCTTGCCAATAATAAGTTCCAGGAGTTACTCCTGTAGTATCCCAATACCCATCAGAAATATACCAACCATTTTGAGGCACAAATGTACCTGTAGTAACTAAGTCACCTGTTCCCGTAGTAGCAGCAGTCTTAATATAACATGTTCCACCTGTATTACCTATGTAAACAGTTATATTCAATCTATCACCAACTTCAATATTCAAATCAGGATTATTAGCAACAGTATTTGTATTACTATACATGTTGGTGTGATCAACATAAGCTGCTTCATAATGACTACCAGATACTGCATTTGCAGCATAAAATTCTGGATCCATTCCAGGATGAATAAATGCTAAAGTATCACCAACCTGAATTGATATTGGTGGATCATCTGCATTACTATGTAATGTAACATTATCTTGTCCATTAACAACCCAGTGATTTGCACTCACCGTTACATCAATATTGAAAGTGGCAACACCTGCTGGATCAACATCAAAAGACATATCACCTTTCTTATCATACAGTTCAAGGAATCCAAGAAGATCACTATTAGTAAACCTATCCTTACCACTAGCTAAACAAGCAGCTATACCACACACCTGTGGAGATGCCATACTGGTTCCACTTATAGAAGCATAATGATTTGGAGCTCCATATTTAGGATCAACATATCCGTAACTAGTAAAAGCAGAAATTATATTTTCACCTGGAGCCCAAGTAGTTATCTTAGGTCCATAGTTAGAAAAGGTTGCTGGCCTGTTATCAACTCTATTACCTACTGCACCCACATTAATAGCAATATTTGCTCTACCACCAGCAGAATTATCATAAGCAGATGAATTTGGAGTACCTCCTCTAGTAAGATTAACTACTCCATATCCATTGATGAGCATATAATTACCCCAAGAAGTATGGGTTGCACCTGTAGCAGGATCTCTCTCTGGTACTTGCCACATATGTTCATTACCAGCAGCACCAATATGAACTACACCATCTTTAATTTGTTCTTTTATATCATCATCAACAGCAGTATTCTGACTACTTGGTTTATTATTTGGATGACCAAGATAAGGATCTATTCCAAAGTCTGCCCACAGACCCTCTGATGTCCATCCAGATGGATTAGGATTAGAAGAAGTATACCAACCACCATCCCACCAAACACCAGATATATCACCTGGATCTATATTATTATCAACCGCATTATACAAAGAACTATGAATATAACTCCAACTATGATTACAAACAGTAGGATTTCTTCTTCCTGTTAACTTATTAATTGGTTTATGCCTATGAAATGCTCTGATATAATCAAACATTATCAATCCATTCATATAGTTTGTCGTACCCCAAGTAGAAAAGATATCTATACTATAAATATTTGCTTTCTTAGCCCATCCATAATGATTACCACAAGCAGTTCCTGCTACATGTAACCCATGATAGTTACCAGGAGGAGCTGATGCCATGTCATAATAATAAGTGTAATTACTTCCTGGGATACTATAACTATCATCATCAATAGATGTTACATACTGATTTAATTCAGCAAACCAATCATACTGATGTACTCTACTTTGACCCAAAGGAATAACATCACCATTAGTATCCCAAGATTCACCTTGTGTGTTTATAAACTCTGCTGCATCAAAAGGTACAGCATCATCACATATAATAACATCAACATGCCTTCCATCACCAAAAAATTCATTAAAATCATTCACTTGTGCTGTTGAAGTTCCAGCTGCACTATCCCAAAAACCTGAGATAAGACTGTTTTTAAAAGCGGCAGGCTTCTTTCTTCTCTGAGCATCAGTACCAGTCTGATGCAGTTTAGCCCAATCCCAATCATCACCAGCACCATCACCTAATTTTCTATAAGGTCCAACTGGTGTAGTCACTGGAGTCATATTGTGATCATGGTAACCAACACGTTCATAATCACTCCTCTCAGGGAATTTTGAAACAGCTAGTACTCTAGAATCTTCACTAATAGTTTTTACTTGATCATCCGTCATGTAGTAACTAGTGTTCTTACTGATCGGACGCTTCTGATATAATTTAAATCCATTGGATTTCATATCAGAATAAAACCCCTCTAAATCATCAGAAGATTTAAGGGTAACTACGAAAATCTTCTCTGACATCTTAAGCCTCTAATTTGACGAATGTTAATGTGACCGTTAACGGTCTGGTTGCTCCACTCTTATTGACCACTTTCGCATAAACATTTTCAGTTGGAGAAGCGTCATTATTAAATCCAATAACTGCTGGTGTAATTAACTGACCTTGACCGTCAGTTGTAATAACTTCTGCAATAACACCTGTACCTGGAAGTGGATCAGTGTACTCATTTCTAGTGGAATCATTAGTTCTAGCAGTTGTATCAGTATAAAGAGTAATCCAAGCAGCATGAGATGATTGTATTTTCAATAATGAATATGTCTTTCCAACACTACCTATAGTAATATCTTCAGCAGTATTATTAGCATGAGAACCAGACGTTGCAGCAGAAGAAGTAGCTCTTGATGTAAGACCAGTACCTGCACCACCAGTTAAATCATCAGATGGAACCCAGTTAGTTCCATTCCATTTTAATACTTGATTATTCTGTGGTGCATTAGATTGTACATCTACATCTGTTAAAGCATTAATAGAAATAGCAGAGTTACCAGCAGACTGCCAACTCAAATTTCCTGATCCATCAGTCTGTAAAAATTCTCCTGTCGCTCCGTCACTTGAAGGATAAGTAAGTCCACCAGCAGTAAGAGCACCATCTATGGTAGCACCACCAGTAGTTGTAGTGACCTTAGCATTACCACCATGATATAATGATACTCCTGTAGCAGTTGCTTTTATTAGATCTACATTACCAGCTTCATTTACAAAAGTAATATCATCAACTGATACCTTTAATGGAGTAGCATTACCACTCTTAATTTCATTTAAATTTGATGCATGGAAAATTGAAAGATCTGTATTAGAACCAAATATTGATTTAGCACCATCAGCATAAACAAATGATGATAAAGTTTTATTCCAAGTACAATTAAAATTATCACCTGTAAATTGTAAATCAGAACCACCTGTTAAAAGTAATGAACTAGTACCTCCAAAAGCACCATTATTGTTATACTGAATTTGAGTATTAGTTCCTCCAGGAGTTCCTCCTCCACCACCACCTGTACCACTAGCAGTTCCACAGGTAGCCATACCACCCATGTACTCATTGCCAGCACCAGAACCCATATAATATATTAGTCCTGGAGTTTCATCTGTAATTTCTAAATCTGTGTAAGCACCTGCTTGTCCAGGAACACCAGTATAACTCTGTGTTAAATTAGCAACATTGTTAATAGTATTAGTAGCATCTTTATCAGTCCAGAATAATATTGGTGGATGCCCTGCATTACTACTATGGTCTTGATTAAATCTATATCTTTGACCAGGAATTAAAGTAAGATGTGGTGCAGATGTATAAGCATGATTCTCTTGACTAGAACCAGATCTATGCATTGTATAACACTTGCTACTTCCCTGATTATAATACTGGTTAACAGCAGTCTTATCGGCAACTCTAACATCAACCTGAACGTAACTCCAAGTTGCATCATTATTGTTGACCTCATGCATCATTATTCCATCATTAACAAATTGGTCATATACTACTAGACCTCCATTGTACAGAGTCAGACCATTCATCATGCGATCTTCATTTATGTCAAAACCCTGAGTACCAATACAATGAACATAATTACCAGTATGAGTAGTACTAGCAGCCGTACTTCCATAATAATAATAATGGTCACATCTTGGATGAATAGTCACATCAACATAAGAACCTGCTGTTCCTGCTGGAATCTCATTTGAACTATTATCTTCTGATGGTACTAAAAAATATCCAAACTCACTACTAGTACCAGCCCAATCTCTACCAAACCAGAAGTTAGTACCACCAGAAAGAGTTGTTCCTTGAGCAAAAGATCTATCTTCTCTTCCAAAGAACCGAAACTCATGTCCAGTGTTACTAGCATCACTAAGATCAAATCTATATGTTTTTCCTACAATCAAAGTAAGTGGTGGAGATTCTACACCATTAATATGAAAACAATCTGATGAACCTGTTCCATGAAATTGATTACTAGTAGTCTTTGCTGCATATGTAACGGTTAAATTTATAGGATTACTAGCAGTACCAATTGACTGATTATAAAGAACTGGTTCTGATAAACCTATAGCATCATTAGAATCTAACTCTAGATTCTCCCCTACCTTAACACCACCTAAAACAGTATCACTAGCAGTAGGTAAAGTATAAAGACCAGTAACACCTTGTGCTAACCAAGAGGTTCCATCCCATTTATATGTAACACCACCTGCGGTATGAGTATCATCAGGAGTTGGTGATGCAGGAAAATTAATTGCCATTTTATTTTAAACCTCTGTTAGATTGATCTTATAACGCTTACCACTCATATTATTTAACAAAAATAAATCAGCAGATCCTTCTTGGAATGTCCACGAACCAGAAGTTCCATCAACATCATTACCAACTTGATGTCCCATAAAAGTACGAGTTGTATTATCTAGATGAAGATCACCTGTCTTTAAATCTTGCACAACTATTGCTGTACCTTCTGATTTAATAGTCGCACCGTGGTCTCCCATGTAAATACTATTGTCAGAAACAAATAAATGTCTAACCTTATATTCTGCTGATCCAATATCAAATTGTTCATGTTGAGATGGTAGCATATGACCACCCCATGATATGTTATCAGTAATTAAAGTACCAGTAACTTCAGTTCCAGTACCAGTAACAGAAATGCTATTACCACCAGTTGCTGATCCACCTACAGTAGTAGATGCTAGTGGCGGTGATGCATCAACCCACTGAGAACCATCTGTATCTGTATAATAAACTTTTAATCTTGCTTCATCTGATTTCCACCAAAGATCTCCACCATTAGGAGTAGCAGGAGCATTATCATCAACAGTAACACTAGCACCAGATCCACCACCACCACTAGAATCTATAGTAAATCCATCAGCAGTTATATTACTAAATGTAATACCTGTTCCTGCTGTTAGAGTTATATCATCATTAGTATTATTAGTACCAGTCAGTCTCAACTTAACATTACCACCATCCTGTATGGAAGAAGTAACATACTCAGTATTTGTATCAATAGTTAAGTATCCTTGTTGAGTATGATTACCCCAACTATATGCTGTGTTCCATTCACCAACCTTATCATCACTTATAATATTCAACCCCATATCAATAGTAAATCCATTGGCATCAAGTGGTCCACCAAGTTGAGGAGTATTATCTTCTACAATATTACTAAGACCAGCAGAACCAGAACCAGCAACCCATCTAAGAGTAGGTTGATCCCATTTAATATACTCTCCATCACCAGGAGTGGGTATATTTACATCAGAAAGATCATTAACAGTAGCAGGAATAGTTGGTTTACCTGAAAGGTCTGTATAATTACCAGAGAATATTGTTGGTTTGTTCTTGATATAATCTGCGTAACCAACCTGTGTTTGATTCCAATCAGATTGTATCTGAGCAGAAGGTATAGATGGTTTGTTGCTTAAATCGGTATAAGATCCAGATGTAGCAACAGTAGCAAGATTTGGTTTATTAAGAATCTCTGCTACTCCAGTACCAGCAGACCAATCTGCATTAACTTGAGCAGCAGGTATAGATGGAAAAGTTTCCCATGTAACAGAAGAACCAGTGGACTTTAAAAATTGCCCACTGGTTCCAGCAGCACCAGCAACCTGAAACGGTTTGCCAGTTGGTATATTTACCCCATCTTTTACTTCAACGGGTCCATTATCATTATAATTGGAGATTTGATTCGCCAGTAATTTTGACATACTTCTAGTCCTACAGACACTTGATCTAAGCTAGAAGTATTTATAAACTACGAACGGTCTCCTGAATCAGAGTCATCTCCAAAGACAATCACATCATCATTTAATTTATAACCATAGTCATTAAAATCCACTGTATCAGCAGCAGCATTGCCACTTGGAAAGTTAATAACTGTGTCATCAAGGTAAGGTGAGTCTAATTTAAAATCATACTCTGCCTTATTCCTATAGTAACTAGTAACATTATCAACACCCCTAATAGGTGTAGTAAGAATCAATTCTCGTACCTTAGTGAGAGCCTCAAACATTGTCTCCAATTGTTCATCTCTCTTATTCTCCAATGCTTCAATGATCGCCAAGCGAAGGGCATCATCTGCTGCTTCAATATGCTTACGGATACTCATAATTATATGTCACAAGGGTTTTGGAATTTGGTTATATCAGTGGCAATATACTTATCGCCATTTGATTTCTTGATGAGGAAATCTTCACCGTTCTCAATTTGAACAGTATACTTTTCCTCATTCTTTTTAAACTCGTCTTCAGTTAGTTCAATCATACGTTACAACAAATGTCCTGTTCTTTCATGTACTCAATGGACTCTCTAGTTCCACCAAGGTTATCACCGTTTAATACTACTTGAGGAAAGGTAGCACCTTCACCAAACTGTCCGTAAAATGCTTCCTTACTAAAATCTATATCAAGTTTATACTCAACATAATTAAGTTCAGAAAGACCTAGTACTTCTATGATCTGTTTGCAATGGTTGCATCCATCCTTAGAGTATACGGTGAAGTTTTTATTCATTTTTGGCAGCTAGATAATCGTTATTGAATAGTTCTAATCCCTCACGGGTTAGGACATGATCATACATCTTATCAAAGACCTTTACTGGTATAGTACATACATTTGCACCATACTCAAAAGCCCTGCCTACATCCCTGACGTTCCTAATGGAAGCAGCAAGGATTTGTGTCTCAACATCATGCCTCTTATATGTATTAGCGATGTCTTTTACAAGGCACAAACCTCCAAAAGAATTATCATCTACACGTCCCACGAATGGTGAGACATAAGTTGCACCTGCTTTAGCAGCAAGTATTGCTTGTGATACTGAGAACACAAGAGTTACATTAGTAAGTATACCATCATTACTCAGTTCATAGCAAGCTTTTAGTCCTTCACGTGTGCAAGGTACTTTAATTGTAACATTATTACTGAGGGCAATGTAAGGCTGTGCTTGTTCTACCATCTCATCAGCAGTCTCAGCAACTACTTCAGCAGATATAGACTCAAGGTTAGGACATGCTTGATAGATCTCTTCTATCACATCACTCTGCTGCCTACCTGACCTGAGTATAAGAGTGGGGTTAGTGGTAACACCATCAACCAATCCAGTCTTATAACCTTCAACGATCTGATCTACTTCTGCTGTATCTAAAAATATTTTCATTGATTTAATGCTTCCATTTTAATGAACTGTTCGTTCAAATTATAATACAATTTATAGTTGGTTGTGTTAACCCAGTAACCAACGATGTCGCTTCCATCACAATGGAAACCGTATCCTGTTAGGGGTTCATTAACACCATCAATCTTGAAGGTCTTAGTACCACCCATATAGGATCCAAATTTCTCATCAAGGTTAATCATCGTTCATCAAAGATCATTTTACGCACTCCTCTTCTGCGTCTTGCCTCTTGATATTCTAACTCCTGTGGAGAGAAAAGTGACGATTTCTTAATAGTCTTATTAGATTGTAACAATATAACCTGTCCCATATCATTTGCAGACACGACATCATCATGTACAGATGTCATGTTACTACATCCACACGAAACTATCCTACTTGAATCGCTTTGTAGATCTTTTCCACAAGCGTTACATCTTACTAACATTCTTCTTTGAAATAATCTTTCCTGTAGTAACGTCCTAAGATGTTACTATTATAATACTTTGGAGTACCATCATCTAATGTCTCCTGTAATACATTATGTAAAAATAACTGCTTGGTCTCTTCGTAGTTTACTCTTCCGAGTGTACTGTGGGTGGAGAGGATTTCTCTGGTAAAGGAATCCGACCCCAAGCGTTTCCTGTCACCATTAAGTTCCTTAGAAGAGCCGTAGTATGCTTTCCAGTTACTCTCACTCGTCCTCCTGCGTCCGCCACCTC